ACTTGCATTCCATATTCGCTAGAAGCTTTTTCTATATCTGGCACAGATTGGCTCGGGAAAATACCTTGTGTTACTACTTTAGTCATTTATTGTATTATTTTTGAAATATTTCCTTTATTGTTATATTTAGCAAAGCTAAAATTTACTTTATTTTTTAATTCCACATTAGCTCTAGGTGCATATAAATTTTTGTTACATGCCATAATTGCTAATCCAGAACTTATTGCTGCATCAAATTTTGTTCTTTTGTTTATATCAAACTTAGCCCAATCATTTAAAGTTTCATTAAAATATAAATCCCCATGATCACCGTCTGGTTTAATTCCAACATACGAGTTTATATAACTTTCAATTGCAGCAGCATGTGCTTGTCTTATATCTTCACTAGAGTTTGGTATACCACCTATTTCTTTTTCAGCAGCTGATAACTTATTCCAAGTCTTATCTGGTCGGTTCATTGAATAACCTCTATAACCTCTTCTTTTTAAATAGTATAATAATCTTGGTTTGTTATTTTCTGCAAGTATTGGCATACCGTAAAAATGTAATGCCATAAGTATATCTTCAAAAAACATTTCCGCTGTTTGTGGTCTCGCTATATACTCCAGAAAAAACCGATTTGCTGGTACCTCTTCCATGCTGAACTTAGTGAGCCCGTGAAGTGATCCCTTTGAACCTTTACCATCTGTAGTTCCGGATATATCATAGCTATCACAGCCAAAAGCGCCAATATGTTCGTTTCCTGGATACTTGCTTCCATTTTTTATAATTACTCTATTTTGTAAATTCTTACCTGGAACCCAACTTACATTAAATCTTCCATTTAAGTTCGGCGTGAATATTACTTTTGAATCTTTGATTCCGTTTTCCCACGAAAAACTGCCACGAGTGACAAGAGCAGAGTATCTAGCTTCTTCATTAAAATCAATCTGTTCGTAAATCTTAGCAAGATTAAATATGCTATTTTTAGTTTCATCTCTGAAAGCATGTTCTTCAGTCCTTGGAAATTGTCTATAAAATTCATTTAAACCGTCTTGATCTCCTTTTAAACCTTCAACTTCGTTTTCCCAGTGATCGATAACTCCGACATCAATGTATTCCCCATAGTTGTCTTCAACTGGCTCTTCGGGAGTATTGAATACAGGTATTCCATAAGCATCAATGAATCCTTCGAAGTTCCATTCCATAGGTATGAACAAACTATATAATCCTGAGCGAGTCTGTCCATTGCGGTTTCTTTTTGTAACATCTGAGTCATTGTATAATTTTTTAAAGTTTTCACCACCTTTGTCTAATGAGTTACTTGTTGAACCCATCATACATTTACCAATAACTCTACTTCCTAATCTTAACGTGGTTTTCGTAACACGCCAGTTGTTGAGGATGTTCTCGGGCCTCTCCCATTTTCCTGCTTCATCGTGGACCAAGAGCGAAAGCTTTTCACCATCATAGGAGTTGTCTCCTGTGTTCTTCCAGTCGATGGTAGTGTCCAATCCCGCGAGTTCCTCGTTCCTTTGGTTCGTGAGTATACTTTTCTTTGTAAACTTACTTGCGGGTACACGATAAGCCAATTCGGTCTTAGGTCTATCCATTCCATCCTGTATGGGTTTAAAAAAGAATGGGTAATTAACGGATATTGGAACGACCTTATCTGTAAACATTTTTTTGGCGTCAGCACCAGATTTGGATAATATCCCAAACCTAGAGTCTGAAGAGATGGTAGCTTGGTTAACAGTCTCTGCTGATGCCATGAATGAAAACCCACTCCGTCTATTTTTGAGGTAGCACATTCCATAACATCGAACGTCTGCCTTGCAAGCTTCCCAGAATATAAAGAATAATCTATTTGCTTCCCTGAAGTCTGGAGCACCCACGTCGATTTTAGTCCACTGCAAGTACATATAATGAGACCCAGTAATATAAGTAGGAACATCTTTGTTATAGAACCAATAACCTTCATCGCGTTTGGTAAATTCTGTATCAATATATGCATTCCACTTATTTTTAAATTCATTGGGTAAATCTTTCCAATCAAATATAGTTTTTAACTTTGAAAGTTCTTTTGGATATTCTGATTTACTCCATTTATTATTTCCTTTATCTAAGTTCTTTGGTGCTGGAGGCAATGCTATTTTTAAATTTTGTATGCTATACACATCACCAATCTGCCCGGTCTTACTGATAACAACCACGTCATGGTCCTTATCGTATCCATATTTCCACTTTTTTGCTTTATTAAGCCTTTTAATCGTATTGATTTTTATAGGCTCTATAACGTGATATAATGATTGCTCGTACATTACTTAGATCTTCTTTCTGCAAAGCCTTTAAATGACTCTGCTCTTTCTTCTATATTCTTACCTTCTAATAATGCTTTTTCAACTTCGATTCTATTTAAGATCTCAAATGCATCGAATATTGCGAGCTTTTTAGTGGCTGCAGCGTTCTTGAGTCGATCGGCTGAAACATCATCATCAGTTTCAACAATCGGCTCTTTAGCGACTTTGATGAGTTCTTTGACTGCTTCATAACCAGCTTGGATTATATTCTTTTTCTGTTCCTTGACGTTCATACTTAATCGATATTGAATTAGTTGGTACTCTGTATAATCTTTCACCATCAACAATAAATTCGTATTCACTGCTTGGTGTAAAACCAACTAAATCTTCCTTTTCTATATCATTAAGTTCTTTATCAACGTATTTTATAATTCCACGCAGTGGAACTTCTTTTTCATTTAATAATATATTATTTGATAAAATTGGTTTAACAAAACAAAAACCTTTAGGCGCTTGCCATTTACCGTTTCGTTTGTATAAAAATATTTGATCAGAGGTTACAAAGTATTCATCTTCTTTATAATAGCTTCTGCTATTTCTTTCTTTACCTCTTACATCATACCATCTTCTAAAAACATTGTGATGCAATATAACCTCATCATTAACTTGTATTTCAGTTTTTTCTGATTTAGGTGTTGCTGTCACTATTCCAACACGACTAACATATTGATGATCAGAAATTTCTGTATTTAGCAGAAGTTCTTGACCATCAATATATTTTTTATTATCGTATCTTTCGTTTTTAGGTTTAACTATAAAGTTAAATAAACTTTGCATTAATATTCTAAGTTATATTCAACGGCTATAGCCATATTCTTATTAAAATCTTTCCACGGTAATACTTCATTTCCTTTTTTAATAAAGATAGAAAACTTGTCGTCATTTTCTACGATGTCACATATTATGTGTCCACCATATACTTCTTGACCTACAGAATAATGCATAGCGTCATTCTTATAGTCTCTACCTATACTAATTTTTCTTACCAGTGACATGATTTTATTCTGCCTTTAATACTTCTGGTCCTACAACTTCTTCTTCTTCGATTGGTTTATAGGTTCCATCTTGGATATTGATTTGAACTTTACCGTACTTTTCTTCAAGTTTAGCTTGGAATTTGTTTAAATCAGATTGAACTTCAGCAGCAGCATGATTAATTTGATGCTTTTGTAATTCAAGGTTTCCAATTTGTGCTGCAGCATTATTTAGTTTTCCTACATAACCTTGCAGTTCTTCTAATTGTTCTTGGGTAATTTTGTTTTCACTCATGGTTTTTAAATTAAAATTAAATTGTTAATAAATTAAATTGATTATTCAGGCTGCTGTACTTCTTCTTCAGCTGGAGCCCAAGGCATTTCTACCTCTACATTTTTTGGTGTTATTTTTTCGCTAATTGCTTTTTCAATCACTTCATTCATGTGATCAACTGGGTGATTAGCTTGTGCCCATGCAATTACGTCTGCTTCTGTTAAATTAGCAAGATCCGTAAAGTTTTCTGAATCAGGTGCACCGATTGGACAAGCGCCGTTAAATACTGAGCTTTCTCCAGAATCAGCATCTGTACCTTTATATTCAAAGTTAACGTGTGTGATCACATCTGACAATCCGTCAAGTGATGGTGCTTTTTTCATAGCCGTGATCTTCCATTCATAAGATAAATTCATAATTAATATTTTTAATTGTTTGTGTTATAATTTATTATTACTTGTTTTACTGATTTTCTAAAGTTTCGATTCTAGCTCGCAAACTATCATTATCAGCTTTTAATTCTTTTATTGCTTCAACTAATAGTGGTATTACTCTTTCGTACTGTATTGTTTTATATTTATCGCTTACAGGTGCTTTATCAACTATTTCAGGTAATACAGCTTCTACTTCTTGTGCAGATAATCCAACTTCTTTCTTTTTCTTATATCCATAACCTTGTGCAATTTCATTTGGATAATAATAAAAACCATTTAATTGGTTTACTTTATCAAGCGCATTAGGTATATTTTCAATTACATCTTTTAGTTGTATATCTGAATAGTTTGATTGTACAGTACCTGCAATTCTTATTGAATATCCTGTAGCATCTAAATGTGCATAATAGTTTGTGTTATTATAATCCCAAAACTCCGCAGCTTTCATTCTTAAGCTTGAGTTTATTTCATGTCCAGATGTAAAGCCTGCTGCTGCACTACAAAACATATATGGTCCAACGTATGATCCACCTTCTAATCTAGAATGATATACCGCACCCCAAAAATCCATTGATATAACAGTGTTATAATAATTTGAACCATTACCATGATTACATATAATGTGATTATGCCACCCCGATCTACCAGCAAATGA